TTAACGATCAATCAACTGAGTAGAACACACACAAATTGATTGTTTTACTTGCCGCCAATGTAGCAGAAGCAGTAGTAATGATAATGTCGGTTGCCGCAGTATACTCATACCCGAAACCGTCAATACCTGTGCCACTAGCTCCACCGAGCAAAGTCACATTACCATCCGAAGCATGAGCTTTTGGATGCATATAATGAACTTTATTGTCATCACCGCAAATTGATTCAGTAATGAATCTATTAGGATCAGATGAATCTCCAACTTGCAAAGTCGCAGATGCATGGATGTCATCTGTAACCAGAATGACTTGCCATACTCTTGCACCTTTAGGTAAATTGCCTATTACGATAACATCACCTACAGCTGCACCTGATGCAGGGACAGTATAGGTGTCAGACAAAATACGCATTCTGCCACCCATTGAATGAGCATCGCCCATCTTCATAGGTACAGTATTTATTTTTGTCTGTTGGGTTCCATATACATTTGCCATTTTTACTCCTTATGTTAATTAAAGTTAAGCGTTCAACTAAAAGGACTCAACTGCAATTAAGCAACTTTGAGGCAATCAATTTGAACAACCATTTCCTCCCAGACACGAACTGCGCCCATATCCATTTCAAAATATGCATACGGAGTAAAGCTCTTATCTGCTCGGGGTTCGATCTTAGTGATTGGGTCCATCCAGACACAAAGGGCAAGCCCTAGAGGATGAAAGGCAAGAACCTTTTCACCAGTATTACTTGCATGGCTCATTCCATTCGTATTATCCATTGTAGGCATCTTTTCATAACGTATGAATTGAAACCCTGCAAAATAATTCGTCTGGCCTTCTACCAATGCACGAAGGTTATTATAATCAACACTTTGTACTGCTTCTAAGTGGAGCATAGCCTCAATCTGAGCCTGTGAACACACAATAGTAAAAAGTGGATTACCACCCTCATCATACTGATCCGCTTCATTCTGTGCAAGAATACGTCTTGCACGAAGAAGTTTATCAATAGTTAGGGGGAAATCACTATTTGTTGCAGTACCACTAGTTCTAGCAACTGGAGATGCATGATATGCAAATGTTGCTGGAATAAACTGATCACCAATTGTTGTACCAGATAGTGTTGTAACTGTACTAGATGTTGACCACACAACTTCTGTGGCTCCATCCATCGCACCACCTTCTGACTGATATGCAGAGCCAAAGGCAGCATCGACTATAATCTCATCCATTTTACGAGCCATAGCCATGCTGGTTGCTTCTGCGTAAGGTTGAAACACATCGTAGTTCATTCTACGAGTATCAAAACCTTCTACAAAAAATCCTGCATGATATGGTCGTGCTGTAACTCTCCTGCGTTGATGAGCAATAGATTGGACAGGAGAATCAGCGAACCTAGCATTCTTATTCTCAGCAGAAGCATTCCCGATCCGATCAATGAACTCAGCAATCCCTGAACAATCAAGTTTTTGGGATACTGCATTTCTCAGTCTGGTTGTCTTTTGCTGTAAAGCATGCTGTACATCCTGCGCATAACGCTGAACGTAACTGGTTTCTATATCACTAAATGTTGGCATATTGTTTCCAATAAATATAAATTAACAAACGCATGAAACACAATGCTTCATGCAACATAAACAATAGCCTAGCGATTGTCCTATCGGGTCGCAGAAGAGAAAAGTGAAGGTCTTATGATTGTCTTCTTTTTATCTTCCGTGTTGGCCTTATGGTCCTGGATATGCTGATTTAAACAACTTATCCATTTTGTCCATAGCAGCTTTATGACCTGGTTCCTTATTATCCCTGTATGCTTTAGAAAATTCTGGATCTGAGTACAGACTCTGAATTTGATCTTTGGCATCATGAGGAGTAATTCTGGATTGTCCTAGTCCTGTTCCTACTATGAGCTTATCTTCTCCTAACATTGCACCAATTCTAGCAAAAGCCTTGACCAATTCTGGATGGTTACCAAGGCCTGTTTCATCCATTAATGCACTAAATTCAGGAGTTGCAAACTGACCAAATGCACGTTGAGCCTGATCAAGCCTACCATCATAATCAGCACCCCACTCTCTTTTGAGTTCGATCTGACTATTAACTGCAAAATCCGCAGTAGCTTGATCATTTGCCTCATTCTGTTCTTCCTGAACAGATGCATATAGGTCTAGCATATTTTGAGCTTGATCTTGTGTAAGCCCAAGTTGGTGAGTTGCATTCCGATAAAATTCTAATTCATTATCAGGATCATCACCAAATTCATAACCGTCTGGTGTTTCGGGTCTTCCCATTTGGTTATAGAAGCTATCCCATGATTCACCCTCTTGTGGTAAACTGACAAGTCTAGCTGGATCACCACCGATTTTTTTGACCGCATTAACGTAGGACTTTGCGAGTTTATCTACTGAGTCAAATGTTTGAAGGCTAGGTTCTGCCCTCAATCCTTCAGGTAAACTCCCTGCATCAAATGCAAGAGGATTCACCTGCTCAGTAACTTGTCCTGATTCCTCAGGGGCTACAGTTTCTTCCATTGTTATCTCCTTAATTGTTTATCTTTTGCTTCTTGTTGCAAATCTAGTCGCCTTTTCAGAGCATCTAGATCGGTTTGTAATGTCTCCATTATCTGAACTACTACTGATCTTTGACCTTCTTGGAAGGCTGAGACATACGGATCAGGAGTTTGCATAAATTTATAAACATGAAATTTCTTAGCTAGTATAGCCAGTAAATCTTGTCCTTGCTCTCCTGCAAAGACATCACGAAATAAATCTATTTCTCTTTGTCTTTCTTGAAAAGGAAAATTCATGCTGCTCTAGTCTGTTCTGCTCTTGCCTGACTTTCATCTACTTCTGCTGTAGTTTTTGCTAACTCTTGTTGCTGTGCCATCCTTTTATCATTTTGTTGCTGTTCTACCATTGCCTGTACTTCTTCGTCTGTTCTTAAATTAGAAGGTGATACTTGTAACACTTCTGCAGTATTCTTAAGTATCTGTTGAGTATTAAAATACATTGGAATAGTTTGGTCTATCTGTGCAAGTGGCATAATCATTTCAAATAACTGTACCATTGAATTAACTTCTCCGCTACGCATTGCAATGGAGATGGGATTAAGATACTCAACTCTAAATCCTTCTTCTAACTCTTCTGGCATGTCTCCTAATTGTCCTGATTGTGTTAGGATAAATGCTGTCCTTTTGATTAGTGGGTCTAGTAATTCTGCTTCCTGTCTTGCAAGTAAAGGACCGAGTACTGGCATACGATTCCGCATACGAACCGATACTTCTGTTGCACTAAAGCGCATTACATCTCCATCAGGTGCAATTGGTCCTGGCAGTTCCAATACATCAAGAAAATATCCTTCTTTTATTGAGGTTACAAGTCGTGCATTCAAATCTTGTGCATACTCTATTCGTCCTGCCGATGGAACAGGGAATATTGTATCTTTGCCTCCAATTCCTGCAGTATAGTAATTAATTGCATCAGGAGTTGTGTCTAATGGATCAAGAAGCCCTGAGTCTGGTACAAACATAGGAGGTGCAATAGCTTTTTGAACACCTTTTAGATATACTTTCTCAACTTCATTGATTAATCGCATATCAGGAAGTATTTCCCATGTTGGACCTCTACCATATATCTCTCGATCCGATCTTTCCCATCTTGCACATATGTAAGGCATATTCTGATACCCACCAAATTTTATAACTTTCTTCTTCTCCTTCATATAGTGGATAGATACATATGGAAACATCCAATCTGGCGGTAACTGCTCTTTCATAAGCCACGCTGGTGCAACATAATGTATTACATCAACTTCTTCCAGCATTTTCTCACTTCCTGCTTTCTGTAAAACTTCTTCTGGTAATAATGCAGGATCAAAACGTGATATTAAGTCTTTATATGTTTGTTTGTATACCCTGAAGACCGTATCAATTTCCATTTCTCCACCAGCAGCCAACACGCAGTCCGATAAAGGGAAGTTCCTAAAATGAGGCCCACGACCAGGAATATCTTCAACAAATACAATACCAGTTCCAAAAGCACCTGCCTCAAGATAATACTGGAAGATTGCAGAGTGGAAGTTCGATGATGGTCTTGAGATATGATGTTTGATGATTCGTGTTGCATCTTCTAACCATAAAGCAATATGTCTTTGATTATCTAAATATGGATGTCCTGTAGTTAAACGAAACCATTCTGCACCCATTGGTGTAAAAACATTATGTATATTTGAAGCAAAGCGTTTTAATGACCGCATAGCAGTGCCTTCAAAAGCCATTTCTAGTCGTTCTTCGCCTTTTGACCTTTTAGAAGTAAAATCGGAGCGATGTGGAAGGACATATTCTGCAATTTCCTGCCAATTTCGTTCCCAGGTCGTTCGCTTACCTTTTAAGAATTCATACTGTTTATCCAATGATGTTGCAATCGGATCTTTTTCACTATATGCCATTCTCTATCCTTTTGGTTTTGCTTTGCCTGACAATGTTCTTAATTCATGTATATTTCTTCGTAATCCTCCACTTGAAGCTCTTTGTCCTTCATCTTGCATTTGTATTCCTCTTCTGGAACCATAAAGTAATTCATCATCACCACCACCACCACCACCATTCTGTGCGTTCTCATTTATAAGTGATGTTGCAGTCTCCTCAAGTTTCTTCTTAGTAGGGGCAAATAATGCTTCTA